CAGAATGATGTATACCAGATTTTATCTCTATACACGCTGGTGCGCTATATGATTTTTGACCATCATCAGTCCTGACAATTACGACCCCTTTAGCCAAAATACTCAAATGACTATATTCATGGGCGTGCATCCCTGCCATAAATCCTTTGGGAATTGTCATTTGTTTGGAATATAAACCATCAGAAAAATGATGGACTATGCCTAAATCGCAAGCAATTTGCCCATTTAACTGATTAAAAATATCTGCGTGGTTCATATTAATTATTGTAATAGGGGACTTTGTACTGTTTACCTTGGACCGTGACAATCATGAACCCAGCAGGCTTTGCTGGTAACGTAGCATTTCCCTGTGTCGCAGTTGGGGCGCTCGTAAAGTTCAGAAAGTTCAAAAAATACTGCATCCAAGGCCGACTAAGCCTATTTGTCTGCGGATCAAGCACAGGCGCTTGGGGTATGCCTTGGGTGACTTGATTACTCAATTTTCACCCTCCGATGCCTTCAGATTGGCAGAAATGATTACAGCATTGACAGGATCAGTCACAACGACCTCGTAAACCCTATCCCTTGCCGTACCCATTCTTCTCCAAATGGCACGATTCTTGTATTTACCTTCTTGACCAATTGTGACCCAATATTCCCGTGACCAAGTAGATCCACCATCATTTGACCATCTCAGCATAGCCTGTGGATAAGTTGTGGTTTTGGTGACATCTGTGGGTAGGGACACGCCAGTTGTTCCGACACCAGGTTGAAATTGAATCTGGAATTCGTCAAAGAATTGGCGTTGTAAGTCCGTGACCAAATGTGGTGCACGCCTAAGTCTGCGGATATTTTGTCCGTTATCCGTATAGTTATTGGGATCTAGTTCATAGATTTGACCGTTTTGCCAGTCTCCAACCAACACCATGTTTTGGAATACGGCAGAACAATTCGCTCTACATCTGTGGTAAGTATTGGTGTTATCGCACCAAAGCCACTTGTGCCACATACTTGTTGTGAAATCATACGCCCAAGTAATATCGATTGTTGGGAAAGAGATTACATAAACCTCGTGCCCTTCTAGTTGATAAGTAAACGCTACGGCATCTTGAACGTATTGATTGACTAAAGTATTCTCTACCGCATGGGTGGATATTCTCTGAGGAATATACCCGTTCATCATCATAATCTGAGCTTGACCCCGAATATTACGGCTAAGGTAAGCAAAAGAATTACCAAGTCTGGCAACGCTAAATTTAGCCACAATTCCGTGCTGGGTAGAAGTTCCAGGGATTCTTTGGAATGGGAACGGGAATGTACCAGCATCCACCCAAACCTCGGATGATTCCTCACCCATTAAATAAACTTCTCTGTGATCAACAATAATCGAGACTAGGTTATCAGGCGCACCGTCTTTGTTTCCGTAAGACAATGCTGGGGTGATGGGACTGAGTATCCCAGATGCTGCCCATTGCTGAGTGCCTGGGTTGTTATAGACAAAATAATTGTCCACAATGTCCACAATATCTGCGCCCGTAAACGCACCGTCTGAGCTTGGCAATACGCTAAAGTTAAGCGCATACATGGTTTCAGATGTGGCCTCAGTCTGGCTTGGGCTGACCTTATAGCTACCCGTTCCACCAGCTCCTGTACCAAAGGTCAACGTTAAGGTTAACCCAGTACCTGACCCTGTTGTTGTAGTCGATACGTTATTAATTGGTTGGGTTGTATATGATCCTTGAGAATAAACTGTCAACCCAGTTACAACACCAGACGTTACAGAAGATACGGTATAAACTTGTGGCGTAGATCCGTAAACACCGCCCACAACCGTGACCTGATCGTTTACTGCGTATCCTGTACCGCCAGAAACAATTGACTGACTGAGAACAATATTATTGCCAAGTGCGGTAATAACTGTGCTAGATGTGACTCCAGATCCTTGGACTGTCTGGCCTAAATATAACGTACCACTAGCCACCGCAGTTACGCTTAAAGTGGTAGCCGAAATTGTCCCAGTAAACACCGCAGCGACCGCAGTCGAGTTCATTGTCTCAGCAGTAGAAACGGTTTGACTGATATTAATAGTGTATGTACCAACGCCACCCGATCCAGTTCCTAGTCCTGTGATAACGGTTTCCTGTGCTATTCCAACGCCAAAAAGCGACTGAGACACCCCAATCGTTCCGTTTTTAACCGCAGTTACTGTAAGCGTAGTCCCAGAAATTGTGCCTGTAAATACCGCAGTTGAGGGGCTAGAGATTCTCCAAGAATACCGATAAGTGCCGTCAGTAATATAAACGTAAGTGCCGTTGTCCGTGATTCCAACTTGCCCCGTAGTAGAGTTAAGTTGCCCAATCATTGTAGGAATAAATGTGCTTGTCAGCGAATAAACGTATTGTCCGCAAACCGCAATTAATTGGGTACTGCCTGACAAAGTACGCATCCCACGAATAGGCGCTTGGTTTTGAAACGCTACAACAGATGTTAGACCTGGCGTTGGATACAAAGCGACCACACCCCGAGTGCCTGGGGCTTTTAAAGGATCGACCTCTGGCCTCCAATTTATGCACTCTTGAGCATCTTGGTATATAGATGGGGCTGAATAGGATGGGCCAACAAAGCCAAAGTCTGCCATTATTCCTCCTTATAAGACTTACCAGCAAGCAAAGTTTTCATGCTTGGCAGACTTATTCCGAATTGTTTGGCTAATTCTCTTGTGCTCATACCGTTCTTTTTTAATTCTCTTGCTTGTCTTGCTTGAACCATTGTTAGTTTACATCTTGGCCCTTTATCACCTTTGTAACTAGGGCATCTACCTTTTTCAGCTTTGTCAGCCATGTTTTCAGCATGAGTACAAACCTTCAAATGTTTTGGATTACAACAAGATGGATTATCGCAACTGTGCATTAAAAATCCAATTTCATCTGAACTTTTAGGTGCTTGCAAATTAATTAATCCTGGGTTAGCCAAGTTAAAAATAACTCTATGCGCATAATACTGATATTCATTTATCGTAGTTCTGCCATATCCTTGCTTATTCTTAACTCCTAACCAATTCCAACATTCATCTTCACTTTTTTTATCTACCTTAGACCATAACACTTCTGGTGTATTTTTAGGTCTTCCTGGATCTCTTGGGCCTTCTCCGTTTTTTCTTCTTTCGTAAAAAGCCTTTTGATATTCTCTATTCTTTCTGCGTTTCTCTTGTAAGTCCATGATTAACTCCTTTTAAAGATTTAATCATATACCATTCTAATTAATCTGTCAACCTAAAGAATCAGCGGAAGAAACCACCGCTCAAGATCCACCCGGCATCCTTCTGTCTTCCAACCAACAAAGAATCAGCGTAGGTAGAAACGATTGCAGGGTTCATGTTTGTGCGCTTGACAGTAGATTTAGACTGCGCTGCGAACTTTTGGATCATAGCAATTTGTACTGGCGATGCCTTGCCGTACATAGGCATTAAACGCTCTGCCAGACACCATCTCAAAGCCATGTTATAGCCTTGTGGCAGATTAATGTTGTCGTTTATTGTGGTGAATTGTTGAAATAATTGATCCACAAATATGTGCATTTCGCCCTGACTTGGGTTGGGCCACACATAAATATTGCCTAAAGTCTCAGTTGGCTCGTAATAAATCGCTTTAGGCCAAGGCCCGTTCAACGTTTTAAGGCCAATCATCTCGTACTGCTCAATATTTAGCACCGAAACAGGATAGTCTAGACCACCGTTTGTGATGGGTTGACCGTTGGAATAAGTGTTAATCCTGACAAAACAGGAATTTAGCCTGAGTGGGCGCTGATAATAAGACTTTATTGATCTGCTTGTTATTGGCGAAGCATAATAGGTATTAAGCAAGTAAGTGCCTGCTTCGTTTACGTTATTGCCTGCGCCAGTTAACATTTGGGTAATTGTCGTGCCAGATGTAATTCCTGTGCCACTTAATGTTTGACCAATCGATATACCACCGCTTTGGATGGATGTGATTGTCAAAATGTTATTTGTAATGCTACCCGTAAAATTAGCGCCAATTTGACCGCCAGGCCCAATGGTGTATTGTGTTTGCCCAGAAACTACGGGGAAAATGATCTCGTTCTTATAGAACACCATCATGTCTTCGTTAGACCATTGATCTAACATATCCTGAAGCATATCAAAGGCATCTTGCGCTGCTTCGGGCGTAGGTGTCTCCCCAGCTTCCAAAGCTCCAATATCTTTTAATGCCCTAGAAATGATGTCAATGGCCTGGGTCATGGGTCACCTTATATATTGGGAGTAAAAACTTGTGGTTTCCAAGGGGGGACAATAGATTTCGACTTTTGCAAAAGCGCCAATTGTTCCTCTAACCTAGATTTTATTACACAAACACCATCTTTGATAGCCTCATTTTCAATCCACTCAGCCACCATTTCCTCTGTCACTTGAGCAAATGGAACATTATTTTGTGGATCTTTAAAATGCCAATTTCCCTCAGTTTCAACTGTGGTTTCACCATCAGACAAAGTTAAATGGTATTTGGCATGGGTGATTATTTCATTTTCACCACTTAATTCTGATATTTCCCATTTGTAGTTCATGGTAAAGTACCTAAAAAAGTTGTTATTGCTTCAGAAGACATTAAATTTTCATCAGGATCATTTAATGCTACACCTTGACTTATGTCTTTTTTAAATTGTTGATAGTCTGTGTTGGCAGGATCAAATGGAATAAAAGCATTATTAACAATTTGCAATACACCTTTAGCCATTGTATTTGTTAAAATACCGTGAATTAATTTATACATATTTTATAACTCCGCAGATGCAAGAAGATTACAAGTGCCACTAGAAAGTTGAACTAAAGTTCCTGGAAGAACTTGAACAGCAATATATATTGCAATTAAATTAGGACTTGTTGCATAAACTACTGGAGTAATGTTATTAAAAGAACCGTTATAGTATTGAAAAGTACTTGTATTTGAAAAGGTTACTGACGGTGCTGTTCTCATTGTGGGTATAAATTTACTAGGTCTAAGTGAGAAAGAACCTCCAAGATATACATTCCAACCATCAAAACTAGATGGCGGAAGGACAGATTCTGTGTAAAAATATCTTTGACACAATCCTAACTCAGTACCATAAGAACGCTGATCAAAAGAAGTGGCAAGAGAACCTAATTCTAATTGAGCATTACCAATTTGAAATGTTCCACTTGTTTGTGCGCCTACACTAAATATAATTTGTAGCCCAGTTGTAGCCGCACTTGGAATACTTATTTGAGTTGAATAGTTAGTTAAAGTAGAAGATACTGTAAATGTTCCAGTAGCTATTTGAGTTGAAGAAGTCCAAACGTCTGTAGAACTAGCATAATAAGCAGTCCATGTTACTGTTGTTAATAAACTATTTGCTATATTTGCTGATAAAGTTACCGTTTGACCAGCTAGATCGTAACAATTAAAAGATTCTATTCTTTGACCGATTCCAGCGCCAGTAACAGATCCAGCGCCAGTTAATTGAATTAAATTTTGATTATTTCCAGCCCCCGAAACTTGTGCAACAGTTACAGTCGCCCCAGTTCCATAAGCAAACCAACGATCCAAAGAGGGATATGTTGCTGTTGTTGTTGGAACTCCACTTCCCGAAGTTCCCGAAGTTCCTCTTTGAGATATTTGAAATTTACCATTAATAAATCTATTTTTAAATCCAAATGTGTTTACTGAATTAAATGAACCTGTAATAGATTCATTTCCCCCAACATTTAACGTTCCTGTTGTAGGGGTTAGCGTATCAGTTACTGCATTTTCATTAATAGCCATGTTATACGTCCGTTGCGCCTTGGTATTGGCTCATTGTTTTTAACACTTCATAGATTGCAGGGAGCAAATCACCCTTTCCTGCTATTTCTGAAATTGATATATTATGACAATTTTCTGCCAAAACTTGCATATTTGATTCTCTAGCCAATTGGTTATAGTAAATTTGTACTCTAACCTCCAAATTATCTTTATTACCATAATAATTTGTAATATGAGCATAGGATTGTGGAGCTGATATTCCAAATTGTGTATTTGCAAGATTAAGTTGTAATGCCATTTTAATAACCCAATTCGTTTGTTTGTATTGTTGCAGACCAATTTATTGTTGTACTAGCAACTCCTGTAACCTTAACTTGTAAAGCCCCATTAGTTGTGTCAGCAACTACTGTTACAGCACCAACTATACCCCATCCTGCTGATATAGCTCCAGATGTTGCTCCTAATAAAGTTACAGTTGGCGTTCCAACCAAAGCAGTTGTTGAAGCAGAAGAACCCCTAGAAATAACTCCTAATATTTGCCAACCAGCTGAGTCTGTTGTTCCTGTGTTATGAGCAGATATTAAAATTCTATATGTATAAACAGCAACTGTACTAGATTGACCATTTGGCAATACAAGTTGGTTTGTGGCACTGGCAACGGAAGTATTGCTTGTTAATGGCGTAGCAGTTGCATTAGTCGTTTGGGTTGCAACTACTAATATAGATGATTGGGTTGAACCAGCTGTTGTTACGTTTAATGGCTGATTTGATGCTGGTATGGAAACTAATCCAATAACTCCTCTAGTTGTTCCATAAGAACCCCCCACAGCAGTTGAATAATTGGCATTTACTAAATTTGTATACCCACCCAAAGCAGAAGATGCAGTACCACTTGCAGTATTATTCTGTCCACCAGCAATTATTGATTGAGCAGATGCAACCATTGTCGCAGCACTTCTACTTGTCTGCCAATCCACCGCATTAGCACCTCTAGCATTTCCTCCTGTAGCAGTAGATGTAGTCTGTTGGGCTTGTAGTGCTCCTGTTCCTGCGGGTTGTACAAACAAAGAACCATCGTTTTGTAAACCAATAGATGCGCCAGTAGCAGAAAAGTTTAATGTTGGAGTTCCATAAATTGCAGTTGATGTGGTTGGAACATAAGTGTTAGCTACAGAACCTAATTCTAGTTGTGCGCCATAAATATTTGTATTTACAAATCCAGAAGCATTGTCGTCTTCTAAAACTGCAATACCTAATCCCGATTGAGCAGAACTTGGTGTAAATGTAAGACTATATCTTGTCCATGTTGTAGTAGCAACAATAGTTCCAAAGCTAGATGCGTCTTTAAGTGATCTAACGTAAAATGTTCTTGTGCCACTAGCAACTTGAACCCAAATACTTAATGTATATGTAATTCCTGCAACTATGTTATAAGCAGTTGCTTGTAAAGATTGATATTGTGATGCAAATTGTAATTGAGTTGCATTTGTACCGCCAAAAGGGTCAGTAATTCCAGTTACTCTTGTAATTGTGCTTGACCAACCAGTGCTACTAAAAGAATTTGAGTTAATTAAAAAATTCTCGCCAGTACCTTTTAAATTAGCAGTCTGTCCTGTAATAGTAGTAAACGTACCTGTAGATGGTGTAGTACCACCTATTACTGTTCCGTCTATTGTTCCACCAGTTGTAACAAGTGCTTTTGTGGTTAAAGTACCTGAATTTGGGTTATATTGAAACTCAGTAGAAGAAGTATAAGCAGTTGATAAAGTGCCAGATGTAACAGAAGAAAATAAAGGATACCTTGTAGCATTTGTTGTGGTGTCATCTGTTATTGTTGTCCCACTTGGTGTGGATACCCAAGTTGGAGCAGAACCTGAACCATTTGATTGCAATAAATACCCAGATGTTCCATAAGATCCATTAAAAGCTACTGCATTGCTTGTATTTATAGTTATTGCATCTGTTGCACTACTGTTTGTAACAAAATGAATAGAGTTAGAACCATAAGTTCCAATAGCTAAATCTGTTGATGCAGATGCTAAATAAACATATCCTGCAGTGCTAAATGCTCCTGTTCCTGTAAAACCAGATGAGTTAATACCAAACTCACCAAAATTTGTGGTAGCTGTGGCATTATTGTTGGATACATTAAAGTTTGTAGATGCTGTAGCTCCAGAGCTAGTGTTTTGTAGCACCATCTGGTTATAGGCATTAACACTAGATTGAAATGATGCCAAAATATTGGTATCAGAATATCCAAGGGTTCCATAACTAAAAGCACCAGTATTAGCAGATCCAGTTGTGGAGCCTGTAGCTACATGGTTTCCTGCATTTAATACAGTAGCTGTGAATGTTCCTGTACTTGGCACATATTGTAGTTTTGTAGAACTTGTGTCAATTGTTCCAGTTGTACCACTTGTAGCAGATAAAAATGCAGGGTAAAAAGTGCTAGAACTGACTGTTTGATCTGAAATAGTAACTGAAGCACTTGGAGTAGACCAAGTAGGTGCTCCAGTTCCATTAGATGTTAAATACTGTCCTGTTGTCCCTGCTATGCTAATTGCCAAAGCAGATGCACCAGAATACACAATTCCACCAGCATTGGCAGTTAAATTAGCATTTGTTCCACCATAAGCCAAACCAATCAATGAGGCATTCCATGTGCCTGTTGTGACTGTGCCTAAAGTTGTAAGGCTAGTAGATCCTATTAATGGTGATGCACCAATTGAGTTATATGAAACTGTTGTAGCAGAAGAACCATTGTAAGTAGAGCCAGATACTACTCCAGAACCACTATTATTAAATGTTAAAGCATTAGCTACACTTGTTGCTTGGCCTGTTGTGTTGCCTGTTCCACCATTTGTGATTGATAAGGTTCCTGATAATGTGACTGCTCCAGTAGTTGCAGTTGAGGGAGTAAATCCTGTAGTCCCTGCACTAAAAGAAGATACATTTGATGGCAAAGCAGTCCAAGATGGCAATCCACTTGATAGTGTTAAATAATAACCATTTGTGCTTGGACTTAAAAATGTTGTTGTGTTTGCAGATGTTTGATAGGGCAAGTACCCAGCCAATCCACCACCCAAATTTGTTGCAGTAGTGGCAGTAGTGGCAGTAGTGGCTGTTGTAGCTGTTGTAGCTGTTGAGGCATTACCACCAATATTAAGACTTGTTGCAGTACCAGTTAACCCAGTGCCAGGGCCACTAAACTGTGTGGATGCTGTAATTGTTGTTCCACCTACAGTAGATCCACTAATTGGTGTCCCAGTAATACTTCCCCCAGTTATTGCCACATTATTGGCATTTTGGGTAGACATTGTTCCCAAGCCTGAAACTTGAGTATTAGATATTGCAATTGATGTATTTGTTACAGATGTGACTTGACCAGATGCATTAGTCACAAATACAGGAACACTTGATGCACTTCCATAAGTACCAGAAGTCCCAACTGGTGTAATGCTAAATTGATAGCTTGAAAGTGTTAATCCAGTTCCAGCAGTATAGGTAGCTGAATTACTAAACTGGCTAAAAGTAATTGGTGTAATTCCAAGTGTTCCAGATTGTGGAATAGTACAAACCCAAGCAGATCCAGATTGAGCAGATCCATTTTCAATGAACAAAAAAGCAGAAACCAGTTCCGCATAGGTGTTGGCATCGCTAGATCTTGCCCATGTTCCTGTACTAGCGATATAAATACCGTTGTTGGCTTGAGTTGTTTGGTTTTTGACTAAAACCCTGTCCCCTGCAAGCGTTGTGTACCCATCAATTGTCTGTAATCCAGATAATGTAATGTTTGCGGTTGTAGCTACTTGAGCTGGGGCTTTGAATGACAATCCCTGTGCAATTGCATCAACATAGGATTTATTGACAATATCTGTTGGATTTACCGCAGTTGTACTAATAGATCCAGTTGTTGTCTGAATATTAGTAAAAATGCCAGTAGATGGGGTAACCAACCCAATAGTTGTGCTATTTATTGTGCTATTTGTAATATTTAAGCCTGATTGGCTTGGATTTACAATAGCATAAAAAGGTTGCCCCTGACCTATAAAAGTCTGAAAATTGCCATAGACGTCAAAATAAGCCTGAACAGGCAGTAGGTTTTGATCAGATGTTAGGTTCGGGGCACTCATTAGAATGATTGAGCAGTAAAGATTAAAGTATCACCAGGAGACATATTTGCTAAAGCACCAGTTGTGATGCTATAACTGTTCATTGTTGCTGTCGTAGTTGTGTAAGCTACTTGTTGCAAAAACAATGTTGTTCCATTGGTAATATCATAACCTTGAACTAACCACCCAGTTGGGGCAGCAAACGGGAACGTAAAAGTTCCAGTATTTCCTGCTGTACTACCAAAAATTACTCTGAAAATGCCGATTTGGTTGCCCAAAACTTGAGCAGTTGAACCGCCAAATCCAGAAGAAACAGTTGGTAAAGTATCGTAAGTCAATACCGCTACAGTATTGATTGTTTGTGTAGATGCTACTTGATTGGTCATGATTGATCCGCTACAGGCATTACATACAGAGTTGTCGCTGCACCAACTGCGCTCAAGTTAAATCCACCAGCAGGCACGGCAATAACGGTTGGCTGAGACATAGAAATGCCCAAGACAAACGATGTTGATGTGTTTCCTGCGGTTGGCAAAACCGCTGCGGGAGCAGTAATGCTTGTAGGATTAAGTGGCGCAATTGAAATAGCAACAGGCGTAGATGCGGTATTCAAAAACGCACAATAGTTGATTTGGTCATTACCCGTTGGGATAACGCTCAAAGAGCTACTGGCAGTTGTTGTAACCGCTACTGCGTAGGTTGGGCCTACGGGACGATAGACGCTTGTATTAGCCATGATTAAGCAGCGTTAACAGCGATTGGCAAGCCTTCAATGCGGTGTACTTTGAAGTCATATACACCAGCAGCAGGGGTGATCGCAGTCGCAGCGCCAGATGTGTTCTGGAATTGGATTGTCAATACGCCTGCGGTTGCTACATCACAATTTGCAATCATGATGTTTGAGGTTTGGTTACCTTGATATTGCAAAAAAGTCACAATATCAGATGGTTGCAGACCCGCAATGTTGAAAGTTTGCAAAGATTGTGTGGAAGATGTGGTTAGCGCAGATGGGGTAATGGATGGAGCAATAATGAACTGCTCTAATATGTTACCCCTGGCAATGGTGGTGCTTGACATGATTTTTCCTTTGGGAAATTAGGTTAATTGTAACTTTAAAAAGAGAAAAAGCCACCCCTTTTGAGGGTGACTTTCCTCAATTTCAGGCTGGATTAGCTGAAATCGTAGCCATACACGTATACGTCTCCAGTCGCTGCTGTTCCAGCTGCGGTGGTTACGTTCACATATAAAGTTTGATTAGCAATAGCAGTCTGGATGGCAGCAGAAGCAGCATCAACATATGATGTACCGAGAACGGTAGTCAATTGTGATGGAGCAATCGCACCAAAAAGGCTAGTTGCTGATGTGGACGCTGTGCTAACAATACCCAACGCTGTCGATGTGGAGATCGAAGCTGCTGCGCCTGCGTTATTGACGTTTGTAACGATCAATTCTTTAGGCATATACGCTGTAGAGTTAACTACAGGAATAGGGGTTAGTGCTGTTGCGTTAAGGTTTACACCCTTGGCTACACCGATAACACGCAACGCTTGATTCGTTGCGATATTACTTGGGTGAGCCGATACTGTGGTTGCTGGTCCTGGATTCACCATTTTATATTTCCTTTAAAAAATTAATTAGGCTGCGATACGGCAAGCAAGTTCTTGGTACAAAGGTGCCCATCCGTATAACACATCCAAACGAGTCGGTATTGAATCGTTGTTAATGGTGTACTGACGAACAACACGGATTGACAAGCCAACTTCTTTATCTGATGCACGACCAGCAAAGTGTACGCCCTCAGGTAGCTCAAGATCGGCTACTGCGAGTGTGAACGCATTGCGGTGGAACAGAATGTTCTGTGGTGACAATGTGCCAGAGTTGTTGAATGGTGTAACTGCTGCAGTTGTAGAAGTTGTACCAACAACGATGGAGTTTTGGAACTGACCACCAATGATAATAGCTGGAGCAACTTGTATGCTTGTAGCTGTACCGTTAGCGATAGTTGTTGTAGATTGAACAACAAAGTTACGCAGTTTGCCAGAACCATATGCTTGACGGTTTTGTGGGTTAGTTGCATAAATGTTAGCAATCTGGATTACGTCACCAGCGTTAAGTGTTGCAGCTCCAGTAGAACCCTTCAATTGAATTGTAGAGTATTGTGCCCAACCGCTTGTCAAATAACCAACTTGGCCTGTAGAAGCTGTGTTGTCAGTTGTCAATGCTGTTGAGTAAGAACCAAATGTTTGGCTCACAACGTTTTGGTCAAGTTTCCAGTTTGTACCAGCAGAATCACGACCCATTAGACCTTTGCGATATTGCTCCGCAATGGCTTCTTGAGGCATGAACAAACCTTTTAAGCTGTCAACGATTGTTGCAGATGTGAAAGGCTCAACGATACAAGCTCTACGTCCGTCTCTTGGTGCGCCTTCAGCATCAAGATAAGCACCAGCTGTCAAGTAGGTGATCAATCCTGTGGGAGGTGTACCAGCAGTACCAACGATGTTAGCAGTCTGGAGTGCAGCCATTTGCAAGCCGTCACGGTCAATCTTGTTAGCGATTGTTGCAACAGCAGGCTTTAGAACACGGTCAGAGAACATGTCAAGGCTCAATGCCAAGTCTTGAGTTGTGAACTGAGTCGCAACTTGGAACTGTGTTGACAATGTTACTGGTGTTGAAGTCTCGTTAAAGTCTTCTACGGAAAGTGCCGGACCAACCGCGCCTACGAAGCGTCCTGGTCTGCGTACATTCACGGTATTACCGATCTTGCCACCAACTACAGCGAACTGGTCGTCATAGTTACGGTCTACTTCTGAAGAAAATGTTAACTCGTTTTCGAGTACCATTAAAGCTTCATTAGTAATTTTTGATATAGTCAAAAGATTATTAGACACTTTAGTATTACCTTTTTAATGTGGATTAAATTGTTACCTAATCTTTCCAGATTTGCGTAGTGCCTTCCATTCATGTATGGACCCAGTAAACTCACCGTTTTCTGTGATCGGTACATCAACGTTAGTACCACCTCGAATCGGATTGATAGGCGCTGGTGCGTTACTCTTTTTCACAGTAGTCTTAGGCGCTTCTGCGGTTTTTTCAAACCTAGCCTCTAACTTACCAATCTCTCTTAAAGCACTTGAGGGGGATAGACTATTTAACCTTTGTGCAACTTCGGGATTCTCAGCCAGATGGTAAAGAATCTTTGGCCCTACATCGCTCTCTAGTATCGAATCTCTTACTTGGTCGGAAACTGTTATATCCCCAGCACTAGCAATCATCTCGTCATAGTCAGGTAGTTCAGCTTTGGCTTGGTCTAACTTGGTCTGCCATGAAGTCATAACCTTCTGGCGTTCTTCGTTTACCTTGCGCTCGGCCTCTACCCTATCTCTCTCTCTTAACGCTTTAGCAGTCGAATATTCTGCCAATGCTTTTGCATACTCAAACGCATCGGTAAAATCACTCGGCCTCGGCTCTTGATCAGTCTGCTCTACCTTTTCAGGCTCGGCTTTCTTCTCTAATGCCTGTAAACGTGCCTCTAAATCACTAGCTCTTTGACGCTCTCGTTCAGCTTCCTGACGAGCCAATTCACGTTGCTTAGTTAACTCAGAAAACCGTTTTTCAAGTTTTGGATTAGGCTTTTTCTCGCCTTCCTCTACTGGTTTGGTTTGTTCTTCTGCAACTGGTTCACTCTGCGGTTCTTCTGCAACTGGCTCGGGGGTGTTCTCAACCGCCTCAGTTACCGTCTCCGTAGCTAAACCTAATTTGTTAGCATAAAACTCGCCTGAATTTTCGCTCGTCAAAATAGACGATGCTTCTTTCTCACTAGACATAGGATTTCCCTAAGAATATGCCCCATGTACCTCATGGGTAAGGTTTAGTCAATATAACTGAAAGTAATTATACTGTCAATTATTGCGACTGATTCGGCATAATGGAACGATCTGCAGCTTCAATCGCTCTGTACTGTTCACGGTTTCTCATCGCAATTTCTTTCTCAAGTCTTGCGGTATCCATGTGATGCAATAATAGATCAGAGATAGCTTCAATCTCGCTCTTATTCTGTGATGTGATCGCCTTGGTATTTATATCGTGTACCCTAGCTTCAGCCATCAATTCGGTATTGTGAGCTTTAGCAGTTTGGCGCATTAATTCACGTTGTGTTTCGGCCTGTTGTTTAACTTGCTCAATATCTTGGCGTTGCTTCATAGCCAGTTGCATAGCTTGCATCTGCTGTTGAGCTTGTTGCGCCTGACCTTGCGCTGCCTTGATCATAATCTGAGCTTCTGGCGGTATGTCAGAGTGCTTGTCAATCTGCGCCATTGGGTTAAGAGCAGCCAAACGGTCGGCAATAACCTCAGCGCCAGGGAAGTCCATGTTACGGAACACCAAGTCGGCAGCAGCGTTAAACAGTTGCTCGTTACCTTGCAAGAGTGGCATCATCGCCTCAACCGCTTCCTGACGTTTAGAGTTGTAGCCTGGGCCTGTTTCCATCACCACGTCATATCTGCCAACAGTAACGTCATTCTTAACCCGACCGACTGCGGTGCGCTCGTTAATTGTGAGTAATTCAGGCTTGCCATCATCCCCAATAATAC